CCCCTGCCTGCGCCAGCTTGCACAGATGCTCATTGCTCAGGGTCGGCATTTTGTTTCTCCTGCGCGTGGTCTAAGGTGGATTGGAGAAATTCCGTCAACGCCTGACCAAACTTGTCCAATGCTTCCTTTTGCACACCGTCCATTCCTGCCGTGCTCTGGGTGACAGCGGCGGAAATCATTTCCGGCGTGATGGTCGGTGCCTGGACATCCTGGCCTTTTGTCAACTCGGAGAACATCTGCTGGGTGATGTTCTAGGTCAAGGACTGCGCCGCCGTAAAATCATTGCCGATTTCTTTCTTCACTTCCCGCAGCGCCGCCATAAATGTGTTCTGTATCATCGTCAGGTCCGCCTGATATACAGGAACTTTCTGTCGGTTGACAGTTCTGGCCGCCTGCACAGCAGCATCCGTTTTCACATTCCGGCGCAGCATGGCGCTGAGGGTGGTAAGCACCTGATTCTGCCCGGCGAAACCGGCGGCCAGCGTATCGTCAAAATATTGCTCGATCATGTAGGTGACTTCTGCAAAGCGCGGGCTCTCCAACAGGCGGTTGACAATTTCAGCATTGGCTTTACCGGTGTACAGATTCCGCGCAGCCTGCACCGACAGGCCCAGTTCTTCAATATCAAAATTTGTCCGGTCGGGTGTATTGACTTCCCCCAGCAGGAAATCTGTGGAGACTTCAAACACTTTTGCAATGCGGAGCAAATGTTCTGTGCTGATTTTATCGGTCTTACCGCTCACAAACCGGCTGATGGCGCTCTCGGTGCTGCCGATGCGGGTCGCCAGCTGTGCCTGAGTAATTTTATGTTCCTTCATAAGCTCCTGCATCCGCTGCCGGATATTTCCGGGCAGATAGGCCCTCTCCATGTGATACACACCTCTTTCCTGTAAACTCTCTGCATCCATTATATCTTATAAAACCAGCGTGGGCAAATGCTTTCGGCTGGCTTCGCCGCTCTGAGGTCTTGCATTTTTGCAAGATTTCAGGGCGGCATTTTTTATTTCTTGCACTTTTAGCGGATTTTTCGGTCTATAGGCTTTTTCCCCGTATACTCAGGCAGACGGGCAGATACCGTCAATAAATTATGGAGGGCAAAGCCTATGAATTTGTTTGAATCCGTAAAATCTGCTGTCACCGTGAAGCAGGCCGCCGAACACTACGGCTGCAAGGTCAACCGGGGCGACATGATCTGCTGCCCCTTCCACGATGACCGACACCCCAGTATGAAGCTGAACAGGGGCTATTTCTACTGTTTTGGCTGCGGGGCAACCGGGGACGTGATTGACTTTGTTGCAAGGCTGTTCGGCCTGAGCAGCTACGAGGCTGCAAAGAAGCTGGCCTATGACTTTGGCATCGACCCAGACAAGCCCCCGGCGGCTGTGGCGTTGAACAAGCCCTATCCGCTGGCGCGGGCATTTCGCAATGATGAGATGCACTGCCAACGGGTGCTATGTGACTACCTGCACCTGCTGGAACGCTGGAAGGTTGAGTACGCCCCACAATCGCCGGAGAAAATTGGGGCCCCCATCGAAACAAATTGTTTCGATGGGGAGAGGAGGAGCAGCGGAGCGAGTGAGCTTTCGTGCTTGCACGGAAGCGAAGGATGCACAGCTTGCGACGACGAGGACGACCGCTTTGTGGAGGCGTGTCACATGATCGAATATGTAAATTACTTGTTGAACGTTCTCACATTCGCGGAACTGGAGCAGCGCGTGAAGGCGGTGGATATGCTGCTGAAAGACGGAGCCATCGCCGCGCTGGAGCAGCGGATTAAATGCCTGGGAAAGGAGGTGCAGCACCGTGGCGAAGAACGAGAAATCGCCTGAGGCCAATCAGCCCATCTGGTTTGACGGCAAGAGTATCAATGAAGCCCTGTTTTGTGATGATTTTCTCAGCAGACACAAAATCATCTACACAAACGGGGCTTTTTTCACGCCTGATGGACGCGTGACCGATGAACTGCCGCTGCGTGGAGAAATTTTTGACGAACTGAAATGCTGTGCGGTGAGCAACATTCCCCGCAAAATCAGCAACATTGTGGAGCTGATGAAGCTGGCGGCGCTGGTAGAGGATTTCCCACCGGAAACCGACCGCATCCATCTGGCAAATGGGACGCTAATGCTGGATGGTACTTTTACAGAAGGGAAACTGGAAATCGTGCGCTGCCGCCTACCGGTGGCCTTCAATCCCTACGCTCCCACACCGCCCCGCTGGCTGGCTTTTCTGGATGGGCTGCTGTACCCGGAGGACATTCCCACTTTGCAGGAATATATCGGCTACTGCCTGATCCCCAGCAATAAAGGCCAGCGGATGATGGTCATTAAGGGAAATGGCGGCGAGGGTAAGAGCCAGATCGGCGCGGTGCTGTCCGCCCTGTTCGGCAGCAACATGAAAGACGGAAGCATCGGCAAAATTTCCGAGAACCGGTTCGCCCGCGCTGATCTGGAACACATTCTGCTGTGTGTCGATGACGATATGCGGATGGAGGCGCTGCGGCAGACCAACTACGTCAAATCCATCGTCACCGCACAGGGCAAAATGGATTTGGAGCGCAAGGGAAAACAGAGTTATCAGGGGTGGATGTGCGCCCGGCTGCTGGCATTCAGCAACGGCGACTTGCAGGCTCTCTTTGACCGCAGCGACGGCTTTTACCGGCGGCAGCTAGTGCTGACCACCAAAGAGAAACCTGTTGACCGCGTGGACGATCCCGACCTGGCCGAGAAGCTGAAGGCCGAGGTGGAGGGCATTCTGCTGTGGGCTTTTGAGGGATTGCAGCGGCTGATAGCGAACAACTTCAAGTTCACCGAGAGCCAGCGCACCAGAGAAAACCGGGAGGCCGTCAAGCGTGACAACAACAATGTGTTTGATTTTCTGGAATCTGAGGGATATATCCGGCTGAAAGCCGATGCTTCCATCAGTTCAAAGGATTGCTACGACATTTACCGGATGTGGTGCGAAGAAAACAGTCTGACTGCACTTAAACGTCGCAGTTTCAGCGATGCGCTGGTGGCAGCCTGCGGCAAGTACAATCTGGAACACTGCAACACGATCACCAATTCGGCAGGACGGCGGGTATGGGGCTTTATGGGGATCGAGGCTGTGGCAAGGCCGCATATAAACGAGTTTACGGACGCTTCACAGTGTACGTAAGTACCGGAAGACTGGCGGGATTGATTTCCGCTCTGGTCGCCGGTATGTATGTACGCAGCGATTAACCCTATTACCTCATATATTGCAGAAACGCTTCACGGGGTTAAAGTGGTCGTTCTCATTTTGGGAACAACTAAAACAGCCAGGAAACACCGCGATTTTGCAGGCAGATTTTGAAGCAATCACAAAACGGCGAAATACCTCTTTATTATCCGCATACAGTTCGCCGAACAGCGGCTCACGGAATGGCGAACAGATTACACCGTTTTGTGACAATACAGCCCGAACGATGAAAAGCCGCACATTTCCGCGAAATCGAATATTCCGCCGTTGACCAACGATACGTGGGGAAGCATTTCTATCGCAAAACAGCAACTATAACAATTTTATCATCCCATGAAGCCGGTACGCTATCCAGCGTAGCCGGTTCTTTTTATGGGCAACAAAATTTGGAGGATTATCATGAAATCAAATATCAGAAACGAAATCAAGGCGCAGATCATCTACACCGGTTACACCATGCAGGAAGTCGTTGATCTTCTGCATGACGAATATGGCTGGAGCGACAGCGTATCCAACCTTTCCGGGAAATTGCAGCGGGGTTCGCTGCGTTATCGGGAGGCCGTGAAGCTGGCCGACGTGCTGGGGTACGATATTTATTGGGGCCCCCGCAAAGGCAATGCCTTTGTGGGGAGAGGAGGAGCAGCGGAGCGAGTGAACTTTCGTGCCTGCACGGAAGCGAAGGATGCACAGCTTGCGACGACGAGGCAGAAACGGAGGGATTGAGCATGGAAAAAGCACAGTACGCGATTATGCGATTTGCAAAATACAAGGGGCCTGAAATCGGCAATATCGAGGCCCACAACGAGCGCACAAAGGAAAAGTACGCCAGCAATCCTGATGTGGACACCAGCCGAAGCAAGTACAACTTCCATCTGGTCAAACCGCTTGGCAAATACCGGGCGGAATCAGAGCAGCAGATTGCCGCCGCCGGATGCCGTACCCGGAAAGACAATATTCGTATGGTAGAGGCTTTGTTCACCGCCAGCCCGGAGTTCTTCAAGGGAAAGAAACGGGCGGAGATTCGATTGTTTTTCGAGGAAGCCCTGCACTTTCTGGAACAGCATCAAGCCAAAGAAACCATAATATCCGCCGTGGTGCATATGGACGAGAAAACGCCCCATATGCACCTTTGCTTTGTCCCTCTGACTGGGGACGGCAGGCTCAGCGCCAAAAACATCATGGGCAATAAGAAAAAACTGACCTGGTGGCAGGATGAATTTTGGAACCACATGGTCAAGAGGTTCCCGGATTTGGAGCGCGGCGAGAGCGCCAGCCAGACCGGGCGCGACCACATTCCGCCCCGCGTGTTCAAGGAGATGACCCGGCTGACCAAACAGAAGGACAAACTGGGGCAGCTGCTCACTGGGATCAATCCCTTCAATGCCAAAAGCCGGGCGGAGGAAATCTGCAAACTTCTGGATACATATCTTCCCAGCGTGGAGAAGATGGACGCGCTGCTGCGGAAATATGGCGTAGCCTTCACGAAAACAGCATCCGAAAACAAAAAGCTGAAAACGAAAAATGCCGAACTGGAAGAATCTCTTGCATCGGTGCAGAAGGTCAGCACATTGAAGCAGATCGAAGATTTCAAACTGCGGCGCGACTATGACAGTGCTGTGGCGATTTTGGAACAGATACCGCCGGAAGTATTGGAATTGTACAAACAGCCTCACAAAAAAGAAAGGGAAACTGCCTATGATAGATGAGTGGAGCGGTTTTGCAGACCTGTTAGCCAATCTGATCGAAAAATACGCTTCAGAGTTAGATGTTGAGAATATGCCCGCTCCTTTAGCACCTTGTGATAGGATGGGCAACGCCGAAGTAAATCAAAAAGATCCTGATTCCAAGCAGGAAGTAGTTGAAAGCAAAATCGCCGCATGATATAATAAACGTGATATAAGTGTCCAAACAAGAGGGCAGGTCTACTCCCTGTCCTCTTGGAACATAAAAACGGAATCAGATGGGAGCGTGAACAAATGGCGGAAGACCAGACCAGACCCGACCCAAGCCAGGGTGAGATTGTAATTTATCAGGCCGAAGACGGGCTCACAAAGGTAGAGTGCCGGTTTGTAGACGAGACCGTTTGGCTGACACAGCAGCAGATGGCGGAATTGTTCCATACGTCCAGAAGCAACATTGTGGAACATATCGGCCACATCTATGAAGAAGGTGAACTGGATGAGGTTTCAACCTGTCGGAAATTCCGACAGGTTCGAATGGAGGGCAGTCGTCAGGTAACAAGAGAGCTGCCTTTCTATAATCTGGATATGATCATTTCTTTAGGCTACAGGGTAAAATCCTTGATTGCCACCCAGTTTCGCCGGTGGGCCACTGAGCGCCTGAAGGAATATATGATCAAGGGCTTCACGATGGACGATGAGCGCCTGAAAAATTTGGGCGGTGGCAACTATTGGCGCGAACTGCTGGAACGGATTCGGGACATTCGTTCTTCGGAAAAAGTCATGTATCGTCAAGTATTGGACTTGTATGCCACCAGTGTGGACTATAACCCCAGGAGTGCGGAATCTGTTGCGTTTTTCAAAATGGTGCAAAACAAGCTCCATTATGCAGCGCACGGACATACAGCTGCGGAAGTAATCTATGAGCGGGCCAATGCGGATAAGCCGTTTATGGGGCTTACTACTTTTTCGGGTGATTTCCCCACGGCAAAAGATATTGGGATTGCCAAGAATTATCTGACAGAGGAAGAACTGCGGGTTCTGAATCAGATGGTATCCGGTTATTTTGACTTTGCCGAGGTGCAAGCCATCCGTCACCGGCCCATGTATATGAGCGATTATGTGGAGCAGCTGGATAACATTCTTCGGGCGACCGGTGAAGAAGTACTGACCCATGCAGGAAAAATCAGTCATGCACAGGCGATGGAAAAAGCAAAAGCAGAATATAAACGCTATCAGTCACAAACTCTTTCCCCTGTGGAGGAAGAATATCTGAAGACCATTAAGCAACTGGGAAAAACAGCCAAGGCGGAAGTGGAAAAACAGGATGATACTTCTGACCCAAAATAAAAGTGGTTAATCCAATTTTCGACTGGCACCACATGAGGAAAATTAAGATGCAGAAAGAGAAGGTAAAAGTTTACACCTATACCAAGGTGTCCACTGATATGCAGGTAGACGGCTGCTCGCTAGATGCGCAGAAGGCCAAAATGAAGGCCTATGCCGACTACAATGATTATGAGATCGTCGGCGAATACGAAGATGCGGGAAAGTCTGGAAAATCCATTGAAGGCAGAGCGCAATTCAGCCAGATGATGGAGGACATCAAATCCGGCAAAGACGGCGTGTCCTATGTTCTGGTGTTCAAATTGTCGCGCTTTGGCAGAAATGCGGCGGATGTGCTTTCTTCCCTTCAGGTTATGCAAGATTTTGGCGTCAATCTAGTGTGTGTGGAGGATGGCATTGATTCTTCCAAAGACGCGGGCAAATTGATGATCTCTGTCCTGTCCGCCGTGGCAGAGATCGAACGGGAAAACATCCGTGTCCAAACCATGGAAGGCCGCATCCAAAAGGCACGGGAGGGCCGATGGAATGGCGGCTTTGCTCCCTATGGGTACCAGCTGGTGGATGGAAAATTGGTGATCAACGAGGAAGAAGCAGAAGCGATTCGCGTGATCTTTGACCAGTATGTACATACGGATATGGGAGCAAACGGGATTGCAAAGTATCTGGAGAACCATGGCATCCATAAAATTCCCCGTCAGAATGGGAAGAATCCCCTGTTTGACGCACATTTGATTCGCTTGATTTTGAAAAATCCGGTGTACTGCGGGAAAATCGCCTATGGCCGCCGCAAGATGGAAAAAGTGCGCGGCACCAGAAATGAATACAAACTGGTGGAACAGGATAATTACCTGTTGGCCGATGGGGTGCATGAGCCTATTGTTTCGGAAGAAGTCTGGCAGGCGGCACAGGTAAAACTTCTGGCGCAGGCAAAGAGATACGAACACGTCAACCGCGGGAAAGACGAGCACGTACATCTTCTTTCTGGCATTGTAAAGTGCCCAGTCTGCGGGGCAGGAATGTATGGGAACAAAAGCATCAAGCACAAAGCGGATGGCACCAAGTACAAGGATTTTTATTATTACGGATGCAAGCACCGTACCATGATACGCGGGCATAAATGCGATTACAAAAAACAAATCCGGGAAGAGCTGCTGGACGATGCCGTGGCGGAAGTCATTGTAAAGCTGGTGAGCAATCCGAAATTCGCTGCCATGATGCAGGAAAAGATCAACATGAAAGTGGATACTGCCGCCATTGACCAGGAGATTGCCAATTACGAGAAGCAGCTGCGCCAGCACTATTCCGTTAAATCAAAGCTGGCGGAGGAAATTGATTCTCTTGATCCAAATGACCGGCACTATGTGCGGCGCAAGGCAGACCTTGATGACCGGCTCTACAAGATGTATGATAAGATCGAAGATACTGAATCTCTGCTGATTGCGGCCAGAGCCAAAAAGCAGGCGATTGAAGCGGAAAAGCTGACCGGTGACAATATCTATAAAGTGCTGATCTATTTTGAAAAACTGTATGGCGTGATGAATGAAGCGGAGCGGCGACAGTTGATCGAGGCGTTGATCTCTGAAATTCAGGTTTACCCGGAACGTCAGCCCAATGGACAGTGGCTGAAATCCATCAAATTTAAGCTGCCGATCATTGAGGAAGACATGAGTATCAGTTTGGACAACGAAGAACAAGTTGAGACGGTAGTATTGATGTCAAAAGTCAAAGAATCAAATAGCGAAAAAGTGTAGAGAACAAGGGATTTCCGGGAGTCGGGACTTGTCAGAGGACAGGTTCTGGATCCCGGATTTTTTCATTTTATGGGTAAGTGGGAACTGGTCTACTGTAGAAAATGACGGAGAGTTGAGTGGTTGATTTTGATATTGGGGGTGTTGAGTTGACAGGTTGGATAAATGATATATTGAGTTGACAGAATGGATACGGGCAAAAAGAAAAGCACACCTTTCCCGGTAATGGGTGAACAGTCCTATTTTGTACGGGCAGTACAAAAAAGCCTCCATGTAGGAAAATATGAAGTTTTAGGCGGAGTGGCGCAGCGTGAGCGGCGCCACTTCAGTTTTTAGCTGGATGCGCTCGTGGTTGTAAAAA